CACAAAGTTGCAAAAATCTTTCTATGAAACTTCAGCTGGAGCTCAATCAATGGCATATCATCAAGTTCGTAGAGAGCTTTTTAGAGATTATGATGCTATGGATAATGATCCTATTATAGCATCAGCATTAGATATATACGCTGATGAATCTACAACCAAAGATGAGTTTGGACAAGTATTAACTATACGTTCTTCAAATGAAAATGTAAAAGAAATACTACACAACTTATTTTATGATGTAATTAATATAGAATTCAACTTATGGCCTTGGACAAGAAACTTGGTAAAATATGGTGATTTCTTTTTAGGATTGGAAATAGCAGAAGGTAAGGGAGTTATAAATGTAATTCCACAATCTATATACTATTCTGAAAGATTAGAAGGTGCTGATCCACATAATGCAAACTATGTAAAGTTTAAAGTGGAAATGGACAGGACTGGTAAGGGTGAATGGGAAAACTATGAAATGGCCCACTTCCGTTTATTATCAGATACCAACTTCTTACCTTATGGTAAATCAATGATTGAATCCGCAAGAAGAATTTGGAAACAATTATCACTTATGGAAGATGCGATGTTAATCCATCGTATTATGAGAGCACCTGAAAAAAGGGTATTCAAAATTGATATTGGTAATATTCCACCAACTGAAGTGGATAATTATATGCAAAAGATTATTAATAAAATGAAGAAAGTTCCTTTTGTTAATAAAGATACTGGTGATTACAACTTAAAATATAACATGCAAAACCTTACGGAAGATTTCTTCTTACCGGTAAGAGGTGGTGATAGTGGAACATCTATTGATAATTTGGGTGGATTGGATTACGCAGCTATTGATGATATTGAATATCTAAAAGCTAAGTTATTTGCTGCATTGAGAGTTCCAAAGGCTTACTTATCATTTGATGAGAACGTTAATGGTAAAGCTACTCTAGCAGCAGAAGATGTTCGTTTTGCTAGAACAATTGAAAGAATTCAAAGAACAATCGTAAGCGAATTAACAAAAGTAGCAATCGTTCACCTCGCATCTCAGGGTATAGATGATTCTGAAATGGTAAACTTTGAGTTATCTCTTACAAACGCTTCTACTATCTATGAGCAAGAAAAAGTAAATCTTTGGAGTGAGAAGGTTAGATTGGCAACTGATATGGCTGGATTAAAAATGTTATCTAAAGATTGGATATATCACAATATATTTGGTATGAGTACAGATGATTCGAAGAATGAGAGAGGTAAAGTGATAAACGATATCAAAGATACATTCCGCCACAATTCTATAGAAAATGAAGGAAATGACCCTGCAAATCCACCAAAACAAGAAAACGTTGAGGGTGAGTTGGAAGAGTTGAAAACTAAAATCAAAAATGAAGCTAATCCTGATTTAGGTGGTAGACCAAGAGAAGGTAATACTTATGGTAAAGATAAACATCCATATGGTAGAGACCCTTTAGGTGACAAAGAAAACCATAAAGAAAGGAAGAGAGATGTATATGTTTCAACAAACACAAAAAAAATAGCACGAGAATATATAAATGGAATATCATCTAAAAAGAAGGTTTTGAACGAAAAAAAAGAAAAAACCGACCTTTTGGATGAAAAAAACTTATTAGATGACACTAAATTTTAATAAAGAATAAAATTTTTATATTTATATGTGTTATATAGAATTCTAAAACAATTATAGGGTAAAATAAATGAAAAAAATAAAGCACTCAAAAGTTAAGAATACTGGGGTGTTATTTGAACTTTTAGTAAGACAGATAACATTAGAGGTTCTTAATGGGGACAAGACCGAAAACGCAAAAAGAATCGTTAAGGAATTCTTCGCCTCCGGAAAAGAACTAAATAAAGAACTACGTCTTTATGAATTATTAATTAAAGAAAAATATAGTTCTGAAACTAGAGCAGAGAAGTTTGTAGATACTGTTTGCGAAGCGTATTCAAAATTAGATTCAACCAAATTGAATAAGGAAAAATACAACCTTATTAAGCAAATTAAAGAAAGTTTCGATTCAGAGCAATTCCTTTCATCTCCTATAACTAATTACAAAGTTTTGGCGTCTATATACAAAGTGTTTGAATCTCAAAAAACACCGGATTTGGATATTAAAGATGTGTTTAATTCTAAAGTTACCCTAATAGAAAATATAACATCTAAGCCTGTATCTAAAATAGTAAAAAAAGATGATGAGGCTCAACAATTGGTTGAGATGTATAAAAAGCAAGATAAAGATATTCGTTTGTTGACATATAAGATTTTAGTAGAAACATTCAACAAAAAATACACTAATTTAGATTCTAAGCAAAAAGAGGTATTGAGAGAATATATTAACAATATAACTAATACATCTAAATTCAAAGATTATTTTACAGAAGAACTAAAATCTACAATTTCTGAATTAAATTCAGTTAATAAGAAAATAACTGATAAGGTTACTACTATTAAATTAAATGAAACGGTATCTGTTTTAAAAGGGCAGAAATTGGGTAGAAGTGTATCTGATAATCAAGTTTCTATTTTACTACTTTCGCAAGAATTATTAAAGGAATTAAAATCAAAAGTTGATGGAAAATAAATTAAGAGAATTAGTAAGAAATCTAGTTAAAGAAATAGAATCCGAAAAGGAATTAGAAGAAGCATCCACCACAGGTGGTATTGTTGGATATAATACTCCAGCTGCATTTACAAAGCCTGGTTCTGAAAAGAAAAAGAATAAACAAATGGCCAAATCAAGTGGAGAAGGTCATACCATAGTTGGTGAGGGTGTTAATCGTTGGAATGCACTAAAGCAGAACGAAGGAACTCCAAATCAAAAAATAGGTGTTGGTATTCGTAATATGAGAAGCCAATTACAAGAAATTGAACAATTTATTGAATGGTATAGTAAATTGAAAACCGAAAATGGGTTAAGTAGTAACGATTATTGGAAAAGAACCCAAAAGCATTTAAATGTTATTAGAGAAAGATTAAATAAAATATCGGCAAAAATAACAAATTTATCAGCATAAACAAAACGAAGATGAATAGAGCTCAATTAAAAGAATTAGTAAAAAACATTATGAGTGAGGAATCTGAATATCAGGCATTCTTCCAAAAAGCATTAGAAAAAGCTGGTAAATCTATACCATCTATGAGCGATGATGAAAAGAAAGCATTCTTTAATAAGATTGATTCTGCTTGGGATGGTAAGGGTGAAAAGAACGAAGGTAATGCATTTGGTGCTGCTGTAACAGCTGCTAAAAAAGCTGGTGAAGATGAATTTGAAGTTGGTGGTGAAACATACAAAGTAGAAGAGGAATTAGTAGGCGGACAAAAGAAATTAGATGTTGATAAGGATGGTGAGATTGAAGCATCAGATTTGGCTGCATTAAGAGCTGGTAAAAAAGCGAACGAATCAGTAAACGAAGCTTCAGATTCATTAAAGTTAAAGGGTATTAAAATTAACAAAAAGAGTGATGTTACTTTTGTTTTAGAAGTTAGTTTCCTTATTGGTGATGAAGTTGTTATGAGTTATTTAACTACTGGAACACAACAGGATGCACAAAAACTAAAAAGTAAAGTTGAAAAAGCATTCAATGCTGGAAAAATAGTTTCTCCATCTGGTATAGGTTATTACGCATATAATGAGGGTATGGAATTACCAAAAGCAACTATCCCATCAGCCGTAAAATCAAAGCTTGAGATGGCTATTGATAAAATCAAAGATTCCAATTTAACATATAATCAAAAGATACAAGTAGTTGGACAAGTAATGGATAGCTTAGGAATTGATAAAGCCGAATTCAATAAGATGGCTTCTAAGTTAAAAGGAACTATGGAATCGGTAAACGAATCTAGAGAATCTGATATTTTAGCACAAATAGAAAAATTAAGAGTAGCTGCTAATTCTGGTAAAATCACTGGAGCTCAATTTCAGGATAAGTTTTATCCATTGTGGAAAGAACTTAAAACTATGAACAAAAACAACGAATCTATAAACGAAGAAAATATTGGATTATCAAAAGGAAACGATAATTTGGTAATGAAAACTTTAGAAAATCTAATTGGACAAGATATTGAATATAAAAGAAAAGATGAAAAATTAGGTAAAAATTATTATTCAAGTACTGTAGAGTTTTTTACTAAAACAGGATTCGCAGCATTATCAATCTCAGGAACTAATTTAAATGATGACTTTACTGTAAAAATAAAAGATAAAGGATTTAATAGTTTAAAAAACTATGAAGTTGAATTCGTAGAGGGTGAAAAAAATGCAATAAAGATGGCAATTGGTTTGGTAAAGAAATACGGAAAGAAGTATTTTGGAATGACTGAATCAGTAAACGAAGGTGTTTCTTCTGCTGATATGGATAAAATCAAAGGAGCAGTTGAAGCAGCAAACTCATTTATGAGTGTTGGTTCAGAATTGAAGAAATTAGGTATGAAATATACTTTCGCTACCGAACCACTTCCAATTTATATTATACAACCAACTCCAA